CCCTCTCCATCAGCGCCTCTATGCCGGACTCTTCTTCTAATACGGCGACCCGCTCTGCCAAAGATTCGCAGGGATCATCCCATGTGCCATCATGCTTGAGGTAGCGGTTGTCCTCCGCGCCCTCTGCAATCTCGATTTCATCCGGCGCAGGAACAAGTCCGGCACTTTCGCCGTCAAAGCTGGGCGGTTCCATCGCAGGATCCGCCCATGTGCCGTCTCCGCGCAGATACTTGTCCATGTCGGCGGACTCGGCGGCTGGAACGAGTCCTGCGATGCCGTCTTCTTCTTCCGTAGCGCCGAGATAGAGCGGAACGGAAAGGGAGCCGTCTGTAACGGCGATTGTCGTGCCGTCAGGCTCCACGGCAACCGTGGCCTGCACGGCCTCCAAATCCGTCTTCAAGCTGGACATGGATTCTGAAAGCTCAGAAACGCTTTCAGCAAGCGAGTCGAGCTGTTCCTGCGTAACTCTGTCTACCCACACGCCGTCTGCGGACAGCACCTTGCCCGAATCGTCATCAGTAGCTTCCGGCAAAACGTCCGTGAAGTCCACGCTGACAACGCCTGTGTTGTTGTCCACGGCGAGACCGTTGCCGAGGGAGCTTATGGACATCTGCTCAAGCCAGTCAGACCAGTTGGTGCCGTTGCTCCATCGCATGAAGGCACGACAAGTTTCGGAAGAACCTGTCCAGAGGCATTGGACTAGGCTTCCCTCCGCATAGGCGCTGGAAACGCGGAGAATGCCAGACGTCACGCCTGTGGGCAGTCCAGTGGCTTCTACACCCCCGACGGCATACCAGCCGTCTAGGACAATGTCGCCTAAGTCTACGGGCGTCTCCTGAGTGCTTGTCTTGACGGCGGTGCGTCCAATTTGGCCCCTGCCGGAAGCCAAGTCCGTCTTGTCCTCGTCTATGGCAATGTCTACGGCGGTGAGGTCGCCTTCGAGATACTTAATGGTAGTATCGTCTACGAGCGATGTGCCGGAGTTCTGGGCAGAGGCATTCTCCAGAGTTGTTAGCCTGTTGGAGAGGCTGTTCGTGCTGGTTTGCAGACCGGAAACTGTAGTCTGGAGCTGGGATAGTGAAGCGACTGCCTGTGTAGCTGAGTTTGCCGCTGTTTGCGCGTTTGAAGCGGCTACTTCTGCGGCATTTTGGGCATCACCAGCCGCAGATGCCGCATCAGAAACGTCGTCCTGAATGCCTGCTATTCGTAAGTTGATCTCATTGACTTCGCCTCTCGCCGTAGTTGCGCTGTCGCTTGCCGAGCTTGCAGCGTTCCTTGCAGATTCGATCAACGCCCGCACTTCGTTTGATTCGACACGGGCATCTGCCATGATCTGCCGAAAAAGGTTGTTGATGTCTCTGAACTGGGTCTCGTTTTCTTTCAGCGACATTTTGCCAAGTTGCGTGTTCTGGCTTGCTGTTGCTGAATATTTAGTGCTTACGCTGCTCATAGTTTCACTCCTTCGCTATTCAGCGGGAGCTTTCTCTGTGGGAGATTCTTCCTGCGGCTCAGATTGAGGTTCTTCGACGGGAGATTGGGTTGCAGTCTGCTGTTCAGTTATCTGCTGATTCAGTTTGCTAAAGAGGTTAGCTACACTCTTGTAGGGCTTTTCCATGAGGGCGCTGGCAATGACGCCAAGCTCTTCTTCCGTAATGTCGATAAGATAGTTCATAAAATCCTCCTTGTATGTCAATCAATGCCAGATGCAAGTCTGGCATTTTCGTTTAACTGCCTTGGATTCGTATCCACCATCTATTTTTCCGGCATCGTACAGCTTTGACTTTTCCTCTGTCAGAGGCTGTCAAGCCCCTGCACGGGCCGGGGAGCCACGATGCAGGATTCAAGACGCCGAGGATGCCGGACTCGTTCCATGCGTTGCCCAGATGCCCCAGCAGGTCGGCAAGCATGAAGCGCCAGCCTCCGCGCAAGAGGCCAAAGTTCTGCCGGAAGACGCAGTTCACGGCGAGGATAGTCCCGCCGTCGTGCGCCCATGCTCCGAAGCCTCTAGCCTTCTTCGGATTGGACGGCTGTCTTTCGGGGAGGCACCAGTCTTCAATTTCGCAGTTCAGCAGAAGAACGGACATGCCGGACTGCACTTCAGGCATCCTGCGGGAACCCCGCCGGAAGGTGCAGTTCTCGAATACGACCCACTTGCCGTCTTCAGCCCAGCGCCAGTCGGTATCTCCGCATCCTATCAGGGCAACCTTTTCAGCCCCCTCGAAGATGCAGTTCCTGACAACGGCAGACGCGCCTCTGACCGCGCTGAAGCATTCGTCCATCTCTTCAAGACGAAGAGCAGACATGTCAACCCACTCGGCTTGGACGGCATGGATGCCGTCTTCAAGATGGATGCCGTCGCTACCTTCCCCGGCAGACACAACGGTTGGTGCGTGGGGCGTCCCTGATATTTTGACTGTTTCCGTCATCTGCTAGACGCTCGGCTTCTCAGGCCAAACAATGTCTACAGGCCAGCCTTCCTGTTCCGGCAGATCGCGGAGAGCCTGCCTGTATGCCGTCCATGCTTCCCTCTGCTCTGCCGTAATGGGGTAGTCCGGCATGAGGATGTAGTCTGTTTCTTCAAGAAGGACATTGCGCTGTTCCCGCGCTCTTGCCTCCACGTTTTCCGGCTTGTTCCATTCAGCTTCAAATTCTGCTTTCTGGCGAGCCTTTTCCGTCTCCCACTGGTCAACGTATGGCTGTACATACTGGCTGTACTTCGTCTTGCTGAAAAAGAAATTCTTTGGCGGGTCGTCGAACTGGTATTCACCCTTGCCGTCCTTCCAGTGGAGCGCCCAGAGCTTCCCGTGTCCGGCAACAGTATTGATTTTATCCTTAAACCAAACTATATCGCCATCAACAGAAATCCAGTTGTCCTCTATCATAACTGTAACAAGGTCATACATAACTTACTCCTCTATCGACTTAGGTTGTTTCGCAGATTCAATGCCTGTATTATGTTCTGGAATAACAAGGGTTCTCCCACCTGAAGCCAAATGGAGAAGCTGTTTTCTTAGAGCGTCTCCTTCTTTTACGCTTTCCGTTCTTCCAGCAGATATTTCAGCAGAAACCTGATTGATGCGCCCTTCCATCATGCCGAGCGCATTGGCGTTTTCCAAAAGCAGGAGAGGCTGAAGAACAACAGCGCAGCCTTGCATGTCTGCATCCGTGATACCTGTTTTGCTGTGGTAGCCTATCCACCATTCGCACCCGCCTTTCTTGTTGTGTTCTGGACATTCCTCAAAGTTTCTTAATGGACAGCCTGCCATATAGTCTCCTATGCCTTCGCAGCTATAATGCAGTCTATGTAGTTAATATCTAAATCTATTGTATGGTTGTGAGCGGAGCCAGTGAACGTATGGTTGTGAGCAGTTCCTGTAAAACCGTGGTTGTGTGCAGTTCCTGTAAAGGTATGACCATGTTCAGAGCCTGTAAAACCGTGGTTGTGGTTGGAGCCGGAACCTGTAGAACCCGTGTTCGACGTTCCGGTTCCACCAGCGTCGTCAATACCGCCACTACCGCTGCTGTCGGTGATTTTTCTCATTGTATGCGTATGAGCGGCCAGCATTGCGACGGACAATGCCTTATTGCCTACCGTACCACCTGCCGTCGTCTTACTGATTGAACCTCCTGCGGTCTTGTTTCCAACAGATCCTCCTGCGGTCGTGTCTCCAATAGTACCGCCTTGCGTTTTATTCGCTGTCGTTCTGCCTGTCGCCATGCAAGTCGTAAACGCTTTGCCGTCTGTTTTATTTGTCACTGTTCCAGTGATTAATCTAATTGCAGCATTGCTGTATCCGGAATCAGTTTCCTTCGTCCATCCTGTTGGTGCAGCAGTTTGCTGAAATAACATGCGTGTTCCAGCAGGGAAGACGCCGACAAAGGCATTTGCAGTCAACGTCCCGTTTGCAGCGTTCCAGCTCAAAGTACATGCAGTCGTATTAGTTCCAGCAGATACATTTTCGTTTGAGACAGAGTATAAACGAACAATATCGTCATTACTGGGATAAGTTCCAAGTGCAATACGATAGTTCTTTGTCGGAGCAGTGAACACAGCTCCGTAACCAGAAATCTGTGCATTAACAAGTGCGTATCCATCAGTCGCACCCAAAACCCAACTTGTACCAGCAGGAACTCCCTGTAGCTTGCCAGCAAACGTAGTCGCCGTCACTTTTGCCAAGCCGGACAGTTCACCGGACGTGTTTAGTGTAACGGTCTTCTTGTTGGCATATGTATTAGCGTTGGGATGAAAGATGATGTTGCCGTCTGCAATGATGTAAACAGCTTCGCCAGTGCTGCCTGCAAGTTCGGCAAGGAGACTGCTTTTGCCTTCGCCAGCGCCGAGGATGGCGTTGCCGGATGCACCAAAAAGAGCGGTAATGCCGTCAGCAGAGTTGGACGAAATACCCTGAATGAGCGTGTCTGTCCTCGTATCCGTCGCGCCTTCGGTCGTGTCCAGTACGATCATCTGAAGGACGTTCCTATTCAGTATCACCTTGCCGGAAAATGTCTTGTCGCCGCCGATAGTCTGGGCAGTGGACAAGTCCACGAAGTTTTTGGTGCCGGAACCCGTGCCACCGTTGGCAACAGCAAGAACGCCAGTGGTGATGTTCGCCGCATTGTTCGTGCCGAGATTAGTTCTAGCTCCTGCTTCGTCCGAGGCACCAGTGCCACCTTTTGAAACAGGAACGACATAGCCAGAAGCAAGGTCAGAGGCTACGGAAGCAGTTGCCGCATTGCCGAGAATGTCTCCAGCCAGCCTGCCGTTGGCATCCCTAACAGGGATGGTGTCGGCTGTTGCGGAAGATGTTGCGTGCTTTCCGTCCAGCATGTCAACATCATGCATCAGCTTGCCAATGTTAGCCCATGCAGTGCCAGTATACTTCTGAAACTGGACGCCACCGGAAACTTCATACAAACGCTTGGCATCTACAGGCACGTCTTCCGTATTGGAGTCCGTCATTTTGAGCAGAGCAATAAGCAGATTTTTAATCTCAGGCACATCGTCAGAAATTTTGTTGATTAGTGCCGGATTGTTCCACGAAGCAGGCATCTCAAATCTCCTTGCGTTGTTACGAATGCTATACGCCAAAAGCAGACCAGTCAACGTCTGCCGTTACTCTGTTCCCATTCACATCTAAAACAAACACTCTGAATCCAGCAGGCTGCAAAACATCTTCAAATACTGTATACGCCACATATTCAGGATGGTTAACGACGTTGGGCTTCGGAAGCGACTCCACGTCTGCGAAGTCCACGTTGAACGGAACCCAAGTTCCCTTCTCCATTGGCGTCGTTAAATCGTCAACATAGTTGTCGCCATTGGCCTTGTAGGTAACGCCATCTATGGTCGTGTCCACGGCATAGGAAGTGATCTGCCCGAAGTCCGACTTTCTCTTCACGTCCAAGCGGTAGTTGATGTTGGAAATCGCGGCTGTGCCGTCCGTGAGCGTGATTGTATACCGAACGTATCTAAACTCACCAGCATGAACCATAAAGGCATCTTCCGACATAGTTTGCCACACAAGGCCATCCTGCGATATTTCAATCTTGCAGGCAAAAGTGGGATCTCCTGCTAGCGTTGTGCTATCTATAGTTACATTGATGGTAGTGGACGGAATAAACACGTTCTCGTGTCCAGTGACGTCCACAACTTCAACATAAACAGCTTCTGCCGCAGCAGGGTCTAGCCAATACTCCCAGTTCCACCCAATCTTGTCCTGCCAAGTGATGTCCTCCGCAGTGACGCTCTTTTCAAGCGCCATAGCGGCAAGGTTTTCATTCCATGTCGCGTCGTCGAACGGGCCAATCATATGGCCTTCGCCGTCAAGGATAAACTTGGTCTTCGTGCCGTTGAACAGCGAATCGTAGTTGTGGTACAGGATGAAGTCCGGCGGCTGGGAAACCTGCATGGCGACGACTGTTCTGGTGCCTCTGTTTCCCGCAGCGTCCACTGGAGTGATGCCGTATCTGTACAGCCCTGCTGCAGACTCGAACGAGGACACAAACAGAGCATCGATACGGCCTATCTCCATTCCGTATTCTTCTGTCGTGCCGTTGACTTCGTACCGCTCTATTTCCTCGAACAAATAATATGCGATAGGGAAGTATATCTTGTCTGGCTGCGTCCAGTAGAGCATAATGTTGTTGTCAATGCACACGCAGTTCTGGAAAGCGACCTTGCCGGGAGGGGCAACATCGATGGAGGCTTCTGCCCAGTAGATTGGCAGGCCAGTTTCGGGGTCTGTCTCCTCGCTTAAATTGCCAGCAGAGTCCACAGCTCTTATCTGAACATAATGCGTACCTACGGGAAGAGCAGGAACAGATTTTTCAGAGTCTACAAGCTTGCCAGTAGAGTCTGTCGGAATAGTTAGATGGTCTACGTCCATCCTGCCGTGATCCCAGTAGCATGTGGAGGACACGCCATCTTCATCATCATCGTAGCTCCACCAGTGTTGAACGTCCCACGCAACGATGGGCAGGGTATTGTCCCCACCGCCGGATGCCCACGACACAGAGAGACCATCACCAGTGAGTGAAATGTTCTTGATGACTGGAAGTGCAGGGGGGTTGATCGTTATGCCGACCCTGCGGCCCATTGGCCCCCAGTTGCCTGCAATGTCCTTGGCTCTGACGCCATACTCGTAGGCTCCTGCAACGCCAGCAGGGAAGCGGAAGTAGGTCGTCTTGGCGATGCCGAGGGTCGTTAACGCCGTATTATAAATCCGGTAATAGTCGATGGGCCATGAAGAGTCCGGCACCTGCCATTCAAGCAGAATGTCAGAGCCGTCTATCTTGGCCGCCAGCGTATATGGTTCGCTGGGATGGTCGTAGTCTGGGCCGTTGATAACATCGACACCAGTAACAGTGTAGGACAGCGTGGCCTTCGCAGACCACAGACCTGCCACGTCTACGGCTTGCACGGCAAAATGGTACAATCTTGCAGCGCGGGGCTTCAACGCCTGAGAAGTGCCGTCTATCTTGTATTCAAGGTTAAGGTCTAAATCCTGCACCACATATCTGGCGACGTTAAAGACGCGCTTGCAGTCCTGCCACGTTAAGTAGAGGCCATCTGTACGCTTTTCGACAACGATCTGCGGCGTGTATGGAGGATACACCCTAAGAACGCCGGAGCCTTCGGCGCTCTCCAGTCCCCACTTGTCCACAGCTTTTACAACGGCATAGATATTGAATTCATTGTCGCCGTTGTCATCATGGAGAGTGGAGATGTCTATGCTATAGAATAGGCTGTTTGTAGATGTATTCTTTAGCGGAGTCTCTAAAGAGAAGTCTGAAATCGTGTTGCTGGAGACATAAATAGCGACGATATATTTACTGATGTTCGTGACAGTCTGGCAATTTTGCCACGTAAAAACGGCGGAGCCGAGTTCAGACGCGGATGAAGCTATGACAGGAGTCGCAGGAGGCACAAGCGTAACGGCGGTTTCATCGCACCAGTCGCCCCAGTTGAGGAAATAGTCCTTGGCGCGACCCTTAACCTTTAGCGAATAGACGGAGCCTGACGGTGCTACGACGGCCCGCAGGGACGTAGATGTTGCTGTTTTGTCTCCGCACGTCCATTCATACGTTGTGACAGGCCACGTGTCGTAGGCATCACTGTACGTTACTACGACTCCCTCGTTTTCGAGGCGGGCCAGCGTGATGGTCGGCTTCTTCGGCGGGTTGACGATGATGGACGTCGAACCGGATTTCGTGCTGACATGGTCGGTCGTGTCTACAGACCAGACATTGTAGGTCAGTTTGCCCGTCTGGTTCTTGGGCGCATAGGTGTACTCAGTCTGCTTGCCGGACGTCTGGCCCGTCGTAGAGCCAGTAACCTTGTAGCGGCGCAGGTCGATGACGTCCACCTCGTCCCACATGATCTTAATGCCGGACGGATAGTAGGTCACGGCTCTGACGTTCTGCGGAACTGGCGGAGGCTGAACGAGACCAGTGACAGTGTGAGTCACGGTGTTGCTCCATCCAGACGTCCTGCCTGTGGATGGATCCGTGATACGGATTTTGCAGTAATAGGTGCCACCAACCTTGGCGTTCTGAGCTATGGCGTATTCCGACTGGTTTGTCACTGTGCCGGTGATGACGGAGCCGTTGTCGCGGTGGGTGCAGTGCATTTCAATCGTGAAATAAGAGAGATTTTCACTAGTTGGCGGAATGCTCCACGTACCGCCGATGCAGACAACCACGGAACCGGAAGCGGAGACGGTCGCGACCTTTTCGTCCGACACGCAGGCTTTGAGGCTGGGCGTGGGCAGGTCGGTCGCGCCCTTGACCTGATCAAGAATGACAGGAGCCTCGTATTCAGGAATCTTCCCGTTCGCCGCCTTCATGATTTCGGCGGTCTTGAACGGCACCAGAGTAAGCTGGGCCGACATATTGTCGCCGGGTGTAACGGAAGCGACGAGATACTCCTCGTATTCTTCGCCGAGAAGGCTGACGCTGATAAGGTCGCCGAAGTTCAGGCTTGTCTGACGGGCCTTGGAGACGTTGGCGAAGTAGAGAATGGAGTTCGACTGCCCGTACTGAGGCGTAATCTCCAGAATGTTGACCTTGCCAGTGTTCGACCGGACGGCAATGCCGTAGCGGGCAGGCTTCGGCGATGTGTAGTAGATTTCATCATCAATCTGGATGCCGATGAGTTTGGCGTTTTCAGGGACGCTTTCGTGGGGGCCAAACATTTCCTCCACTGAACCGCTGTCCGTGTATTCTATGAGGTTTTCGTTGATGTACGCATCTCCCATAGCATCAATCGCGCCCGACGTCTTGTATACCTTCTTCATTATGCGAGCTGTGCCAAAGGTGTTCATTAGGACATCGGAGGAAAGACCAACAAGATCGCCGCGATGTACGGCAAGCCATTCCCAGTCTGTGTTGATTGTCACCGTCATCTGGCGGTGAAGCATCTGCGCCAGATGGTAGCGGCCGAGCTTGTACATCCGCTTCCAGTTGGTAACGCCCTCGAAAGACCACTCGACTACGTCGTTTGCCTTCTTCTTTCCTCCGGAACCGTCCTTGTTGTAGCCGTCATTGTAGACGAATCCTTCCTTCTGCGTGTAGTCGTCGGTTTCATCAATGAACGACACACGGAGAGCGTCAGGCAGACGGGCGAAGCCGCGCTCGATGTTCATGCTCCAGCTATTGCGCGGAGTGAAGAGCTGGCGGACGGTCTTGCTGGGATCATCGTAGATGGCACCCCAGAGGCCGTCCACGTCAGTTGTGGGCGCTGCAAGGGCAGGGGCGAGAACTGCGACGAGACGCGCCCAAAGATTCTCCTCCGCGTCGGCAATGAAGTCGAAACGGAAGTCGTTCTTCCTGCACCAGCTCCACAGCTTGACGAGGGAGGTGTTGTCGAGGCGCTTGGTGCTAAACGGCTTGATGAGGCTGTGGCGCGAAGTCAGCAAATACCTCATGATCGATGCTGGATTGCTCGTTTCGCGAACAGTCCACGCGCCGGGTACGGTAACCACCTTGCCGTTCTTCTTCTCGGTGTGCTGCGGAGTCCAGTCGGGAATCTTGGAATAGCACAGGCCGGAAAAGTCGGAAACGTAGCCGGAAAGCTGCTCGGACGCCTGAATCTTTAATTCGGAAACGCATATCGGGACAGGCGTGTCGAAGGCGGGCTTGTTGATGATTGCCCGCATGGTAGACCACGTAGCCTCGTCGATGATGTAGGAGTCGTCCGTATCCTTCGTGGTGCGCCTGATACGGACGTCGTATGACTTCAGCGGAAGGTTGGACTGCGTGTAGTTGCGGACAAGCTGCTTCTGTACTGCCGCGGTCACGGCGATCTTGCCGGGAGTCGAAATCTTGGCGGTGCCGGACTTCACCGTGGCCTGCCATTGGTAGGAGACGTTGCCGCTATAGTCATCGTCCCAGCCATAATAGTAGTATCTGGATGCCTTGCTCCACGTTACCCCACCCCCAGAGATGCTGGAAGCCTTCGTAGGGTACACCTTGGCGGAGCCTGCGCCCTTGACCACCTTGCCGGACGAATTGACGCCGATGGTGATGGGCGAGTCGATAGTCAGCGTGGTGGCCTCCCCGCCCATGCTGCGGTAGCTGTAGTCGTCGTCGTAGCTGTAGTACCTGTAGTAGCCCGCGTACTTCGCGTTAGCCCCGCCGACGGAATAGACCTTGTTGCTTTTCTTGAAGACACCGGGCTGGACGGTCACCTTGAGGCTTGTGCCGGAAGGTTCGCAGGACACGCCGCAGCCGTAGATGTACTGCAGCCCTGAAGGGGGATATATCTGGATGCCGCCGGAAACAATCTGCCCGCGCCGCACGACTGCGAGTGGGAGTTTCACGTTGATCTTTGCGCCGAGAATGCCCAATGTGGCTGTTTTGTTCGGTGTATAGAACACAGAGATCATGTCGTTGATTTCCGACTGCGTCCACGTCAGCTTCGTTTCGCTGAACTTCTTCTCGGTCGTGGCCGCGAAGTTCGACCATGAACCGCCCGTGGTCGGCTTGTACTGGATCTCAAAGGCAACGGTGTAGTTCTTGCGCTTGCCGTCGTGCTGGTCGATTTCGGTCAGGCCAGCGGAGAATTCGATGTCGATGGAGAGGTCGTTGGCCTCGCCGAGGGTGCGCTGCACCCATCCTTCCTTCTTCGTCAGCGCAGCGCCGACGGAAGACTC